AGATAAGAATCCACCAGCCAATGAACCAACAGAGGACACAAGTATAGATAGGGCAGGTCCTAACGTGTATCCAGTTCTAATAAGACTTTGAAAACTTCTTCGCGCAGTTAGCGCCTTTGAAGAAAAATCAGAAAAAGACCTTATTAAATTCTTTCCCATGCCATCAGAGAAGCCATTAGAAAAAGTTTGTCCGATTCTGCGTCCATCACGATCTAAGTTTATATTTTTAGCCGCATCGCGAACTTCTTTTTCAAATCCTGTTGTAATTGCACGAACAACAATGTAAGCATCACCTACTATTGCCATATATTCACCTCCCTTCTTTTAATTTTCATTACTTTTAGCCTAACGGTCCTTCTAATGCAGAGCCAAATGGTAAAGGTGATCTAGCATTAACTGGCGTTGGCGGTACGAAAGGCTTGGTTGGTTTGCTCTTTTGAAGTGGATCAAAAGGAACAATCGCCTCTTCAGCTATATCAAAATTCTTTGAGGTTACTCCAGATGAGCTTGCAGAGTTTCCAGTTGCAACTGCATACGCGTATTCTGACTCATAGAATTGTTGATATATCTGTTGACGTGCACGGTCACGTCCCTCCGCCTGCTCGGCAGACGAATAGAACATGTCCTCTTCAAAGAAGTAGTGAATCACATCAAGCATGTCACGTGATTCCATCTCTGAGAGTCTGATTCCGTTCACGATAGCCTTTCCATTAACATAGGGCCAGAGATCTACGCACCAGTGGAGGAGACTTCTGGCCCCTCGGTAGGGCGCGCTGTATACACCTCGACAAGCCAGGCGCTAATTTGCCCAAGAGTATCAACTGAGACAATCTTGTCTGGGTCTGTTAAGAGAGAGTCAAAGCGTGAGTAGCTTTCATCAACGAGAACATTTTTAAAGAAGTCGCTGATTGTTTTTGCCGCATCTGCTGGATTATCTCCGCTTGAACGAGCAACTAAGTCTAAAAGTACCTTACCTTGCAACTCTGGACGACAATTAAATGTCTCTCCATGAATCATAAACGTTACTGGTTCTTTTTCTCCAGCTTGTGTTCCTGAACCGAAGTCCTTGAACTTTGCCATATCTTTCTTCCTCCGTATTATGTTAGTGTCTTTATTAAGACGTGTGCCTTAACTCTAGTTATCTTATCAAGTAAAGATTATCAGTGAGGTACTTATTAGGTCTTGTCCCAGGGTGTCTTACTACGCGAGTATACACAATCCTTCCCCTTGCAGAAAAACGAAGTGTCTCTGCTCTACGAGGAACTATTATGTGTGGGCGTGCTCCTTCGTGATGTACTAAAGCGTAGTTTAGAGGTGACCCAACTTTTACCTGCTGTCCAGGACCTCTGCGACTATGCTCTATTTCAAGTGAAGCTTTTAATTTTCCAGTTTTTACTCCTACTTGAGACCTTGCAGCTATAAGAACTCGTAGCCCGCGCCCATACAAATATCTTCCTACAGGTCCAGAAGGACTATTTAAGAATTTATCTAAGACTGGGCGACGAAAAACTATTCCTGCAAATGATAAGCTAATACGAGTTCCTGCGCGTCCACCACCACCAAAGGCAGAGCGAAATTGCCTTGGACTATTTAATCTTCTTACTCGACGAGCATACCTTTGTCCAAAATAGATTATAGGACTGTCATTTATTAGCCCGAATAGTGGCATTATGGCACCGCTATCGTAAGTTGCATGGCAGTTGTTTGAAAACCACCATCAAAACCTGTAGAGTCAGCTGTTGCAATTACGCCAAGGCCAAAGTCTCCCTCTTCTTCCTTCCACTGATCTAGCTTGTTAATAAGTTCCATAAACATCCACGCATCTACGGCCGCAATCTCAGACGCTTCTTGAATCTTTTCTCCGGTAGGAGCTTTTCCATTTACTCCAACTACAGGAATCTCTCTCGATATTGAAATTGTTAAAACTGCTGAGCGTGGCATTTGGCAGCGCTGTGGCTCACTTGCCTCATCTCCAGGCCGACCAAGATACACTTGAATAAACGAAACTACGAGTTGCTCGCAGTCAATTGCAGGTTCACCCATTGTCCAAAATTGTCTACTTGGCAAAGGTACGTTGTATTCCTCGTAAACCTCTACAACCTTTTCAAGAACTTTATCAAGAAGTGTTTTTAGATTTAACGCCCTTGAGTCTACTGTCGATACGTCTATTAGTCTTCCCACGTTTATTCTCCGATATTGTAGGTAGGAGTTACTTCATTGCCAAGACGAAGTGCAAGGTTGCCTGAGGCAATATAAACTGTCTCGATCTCTCCCGCGTTTAATGGATCTGGTCGTGATGCATACAGATCCCACGTACCAGGATCAACAAATCCTACGTATGCATAGGCATCATCATACGAGACAGTTAAGGTGATGCTGTCACGAGTTTCATTGGTAACTGTAGCAGTTCCAGTGTCAGCTCCATATGCAACGTCATCATACCCTTGACGCGCATAGGTAAAGGCCGTAGTTGAAGGAACGTCAACTATGTAGTAGTCACCGTTAAACGTAGAGTTAATGCCTGCAACTGTGACAAAATCACCCTCTACAAACCCATGAGCGGCAGTGGTTGTAATTGTAACAATACCATCGGTAAGTTGCTTATAAGCTACGTTTCTTGTAACATCATTAACTATTGGGTCGTTTAGTTGAACCGCTCCAGTAGAAAGTTCCTTTGTCTTTGTTGCTGTGTAATTTGCAATCTTAAGCATTGGAACCCATGTATCATCACTTGCAAGGAATCCCGCGTTGATGTAGTCAAGGTTAACGTCTAACGCGCCACCATCTGATCCTGTGACATACATGTCTAAGACACTTTGTCCAAGTGGTAAAGGCTTTGGTACCATACGACGAGCGCGTGGTACGTCTGGGCTAAATACACGTGCCTTAGCGCGAGCGCGATCTGGGTTTACGGACTTAAGAAATAGATCAACAACGTAAAGACCAGTTCTCATCTCTTCGATAAAGTCCTGGTTATCTAAAATTGTGTAGTTGACACCTTGTCGTGAAACTGATGTTACACGTTGAGGAAGAGCACAGTCATCATCTCCAGACCATAACTTTATAAACTCTGTAGCTAAAACACGAGCAGCTGCCTTACCTGACGCAGGAGGCGGAGCTCCATATGTGTACGTAACCTCGATGTTGCAAGGAGCCCAGGAGGTTCCAGCCTTTGCTTGAATGGTAGAATGATCAACTAGGTAATAGTTTGCAGGGTCAACTATGCTGCCTTGGCGATCTCTTACTGAGTGAATGCGAACAACAGGTCTGCCACGAAGGCGAAGACGCGTCGACGGAGACATGCCGTCTGTAGTTATTTCTGCATAGTCATCAAACTCATCAAAAGGAATGTTATATACGTCTCCACCAACAAGCTCAGGTGTGTAATTTCGTGAAGATGCTCCAAGACGATATGCACGAGACGCGCAGATATAGCGCTCTGTTACAGTAGTTATTCCACTAAATTTACGACCCGACATGGACCAAAGAAGCTGAGATGCAACCTTAACGGCATCATACGCGTATTCATCATCAGCGTAGCTATCGAGCTCATCTACTGTTACCCAAAGATTTGACACTCGTTATCCCGTCTACTCGTCATTATTATGAAGACGAGCGACATGCCTGTGTAGGTGGTTACACGTTGGCATGTCGCTCTCTTGTTCTTATTAGGAGGCTGGATCCTCTGTTGACGCGATGATAAAGTCAGTCGCGTTATCAGCGTTGTAGTTCTCGTTACCAGGGACGTTGTAAGCTGTTGTTGAGCCTTCGCTTTCAAAGTCTGTAACTTGACGTCCATTAGCTTCAACATCAGCAGTACCGGAGTCTGCCGTTGAGGAAATGGTTCCGCTTGTCGTGGTTGTGTAGGTAAACGTTGTTGTTGTTGGAACAGACGCAATGGTGTATGTTCCATTAAGAGCTGAGCTTGTAAGACCAGCAACGACGACCTCGTCTCCTGCCTCAAAGTTATGAGCTGCTGAGGTAGTAAGTGTAGCAGTTGAGCTTGTGCGGGTAACGTTATTAACAGATGCTGAAAGATCTCCATGCCATGTGTAGAAGCCCTTACGACCTGTTGGTGCCCAATAAGAGCGAGCATATGAGTATGGACGCTCTGTAGCTACTGGGAACTCCCAGCGCTCATCTAGTCCATCACTAAAGTTAGTGTTTCCAAGGCCGTAACCTTCGAATGTAGTTGCAAGCATTCCGTTTTCAATTACGCGATCTCCGCTTTGACGAAGCTTTGCGTATGGGAATACCCAGTGGAAGTAAGGAAGTGTTGCAGCCTTCTTTCCATCAATAATTGCAAAGGACCAGCACTCAATCGCGACGCCGTTTCCAGCTGGGTCGTCGCCAGTTGCAGGAGAAGACCAACCGATTGACTTGCGATCTGGTGAAGCGTATGTTCCAAGGTTCTTGCGAAGTAGTAAACCGCCAGAAATTAACTGAGTAAGTTCTGGATCTGGCTCACAGATTGCAAGCTCCATTGTGATACGCTTTAGCGTATCGGGTGACTTGTAAGTAACGCAGACTGTTCCGTCTGCGCCTTTTTCTGTCATTTCATCGCCTTCTTCGTACTCAGGCGTGAATGAAAGGCGTAAAAAGCCTGATGTAGTGTAGCTGTCACCGGCCGCGTTCAGGAGGTTACCAGACGCATCAAGACGAGTTACTCGAATTGACACGCCCTGAATGCTGGCGGCGTATTCTTGAGTTGCCATGTTTTTTATTTTCTCCTTGTTTAGAAGCGGCTATCTAGAGCTATTCTATGCCGTTAGATCAACTCTGACTGCGAGATGAATGGACGGATCAAAGTATACCGCGGCTGGGCGGATAGCCTTGAGACGTATATTATTCGCATTATTCGACACGTCATAGCCCTGTGCTAGGTTGTCGTTTACGACATCTGGCTTGCCAAGGTGTACCTTGACTGTTCCAGTGGCGTACATCCATTTGTTTGTAGCTGACGCAGCTGCGCCTGCTGCGCCGGTTGGTCCGGTCCCTGGGTAGCCTGATCCGATAATGATAGGAGTTCCTCCAACAGTCTGTAGGTGATCTTTCTCTGCAGCGTGGTAAAAAAGTGCTCCGTCAGATGCAAGAAGTGCGGCTATATCGCGTGTCATGTGAATAACACCTTGCTCTCCTGCAGGTGAGTTAACTCCAATTGTATG